AGAAGGCTTTAGATTTATCGGTATAGATATTTCTGAAGAATACTGCGAAATAGCAAAACATAGAATTGATTATGCCATTAAAGAGAAAGAAAAGCAGAGAACGTTGTTTTAAGCATAATGTGTTATGATATACGCATGATAACAAAAGGTGGAGGTGTTAAATGTGTTCATTCCAATATCGGATAACACGTTCATTAATGGAGACCATATTTCTGGCCCGAGTTGTGGGTGGGGGCTGTGTGATTGAGATGGACGAATATGTAGTAACACCCGAAACCTTAAAGATCAGGCAAGCATGGCCATTTGAATTGAAAGTGCAATGGGCAAAAGCGAAGATCAAGGAATGGGTACAATATTGGGGCGTAGATAACGTTTACGTATCATTCAGCGGAGGTAAAGACAGCACGGTGTTACTACACTTAGCACGTGAATTATACCCTAACATAAAAGCGGCATTTATCGATACGGGATTGGAATACCCTGAAGTTAGGGAATTCGTGCGAACGTGGGACAATGTGGACTGGGTTAAGCCCGAGAAGAGTTTTAGGCAGGTGATCGAGAAGCATGGGTATCCGGTGGTTTCTAAGGAAACGGCTTGCTACATAGGTACCATACGAAGGAACGCTGACAATGAAGCGGTGGTAAATCGCTATAAGTATGGCATTTTACCTGATGGTAGAAGAACCCCGTATAAGCTACCGAAGAAATGGTGGTATTTGCTCGATGCGGATTTCAAAATTAGTGACAAGTGCTGTGCCGAGTTGAAAAAAGGCCCAATAATAAAATACGAGCATAAGAATGGTGTCGTTCCCATCGTCGGCTCGAAAGTAGCAGATGGGATAAGGAGAAGATCAAATTACTTTAAGGGTGGTTGTAATGCCTTTAATGCAAAACGTCCGATGAGCAAGCCGTTGTCTATATGGACGGATCAGGACGTTTTACGCTACATAAAAGAAAACAACCTGCCGATAGCGAAATGTTATGGTGAGATCGTAGAACAGGACGGAATGTTAACAACAACGGGTGAAAAGGGCACGGGCTGTATGTTTTGCGTTTTCGGAGTACATTTGGAGCAGTGTCCTAATAAATTTCAGCGCATGAAAGTCAACCATCCGAAGCGATGGGAATATTGTATGAAGCCATTCGAAAAAGGCGGGCTTGGATTGAAGCACGTATTGGAAACGTTAGGAGTACCATATGAATAGCGAAATTTACCAAGCGGTAAGAAAGCGAGCTGACGGACGTTGCGAATTATGTGGTAAACTTACGAATGAGCTACAGCTACACCACATTGTATCAGGCTACGGTAAAAGAAAAGAATACGAGAGCGTAGAAACATGCATTATGTTATGCGCTGAATGTCATGCTGAGGTACATAACAATGCGAAATTGGAGAAGGCATTAAAGCTATTAGCACAAGAACGTTTGAGAAACCAAGGGTTAAACGAAGACCAAATAAGAGCGAAAATGGGCGGTAAGCTATATTGAAAGGAGGCAAAGCATGGAAGTAAAAACAATGAAGGTAAACGAAATTAACCCCGCACCGTACAATCCACGTATTGACTTGAAGCCGGGCGACCCCGAATACGAAGCACTAAAGAAGTCAATAGAACGCTTTGGCCTTGTAGACCCGCTGATTTGGAATAAACGTACAAACAGGCTTGTAGGTGGCCATCAGCGTTTGAAAGTACTAAAAGACCTCGGATACGAAACGGCCGATGTAGTAGTCGTAGATTTGCCGGAGTCGGAAGAGAAAACGCTAAACATTGCACTGAACAAAATACAAGGCGACTGGGAAGAAACTAAATTAGAAGCACTGCTTGCCGAACTACATGCCGAGGGCGTGGATTTAGAATTGACGGGATTTTCGGAGGAAGAATTAGAAGGGTTGCTCAGAGAGTTGAATGTTCAGGTAGAAGAAGAACCAAAGGTGAAGAACGAATATGTACGTATCGATTGGCAAAAATTTAAGGTATTTCATGTTTCGGTGATACTTAAGCGTTTAGACACATGGTTGCCCGATTTTAACTACATCTTGTCTTACGGGATGCTCAAATATGGTGACTCGCATGTTCCTAACAAACCGAAAAATTCGCTATTTTTCTTGGATAGCGGCGCACTTGTGGGCGTACGTAAAGAGGGAAGAAAATATTTGGAGTACCAAGACGACGTGATCGATTTTGCCGTCAAAAACAATGCGGACTGGGTTGCGATGCTTGATATTCCGTTGTATAAAGATATCCTCGAATATATCAAAATGGACGCAAGTCAGGCATTCAAAATACATCTACGTAATGCTGAGAAGTTCGCTGAAACGAAATTACCAGCGAATATGCGCAAGGTGTTCGTTATCCAAGGCGTAAATGAGAAGCAGTTTCAAACGTGTTTGGAGGCATATAAAGAGCTAACTACCCCTGACGATGTAATCGCTATTGGTGGATGGGCGCTATCACGTGGAGAAGAGCAGGACAGCGAGCTTGTCCGTAGGGTAAGCATTGTACATGAGATGTTCCCGAAAAATGACATTCATTTGTTCGGCGTATCACGACTCAAGACGGTGGCAAAATGTGCGCTTGCAGGAGCGACGTCATGCGATAGCAGTACGGCATCGATTTTAGTTGCTTTCGGCATGGTCCCTATAGCGAAGATAAACGAAGATGGCACATGGCGAATAGAACAGGTAACGTATGAAGAATTGCACGGAGTGAAAAAATTGGGAACGTCGGCTCGAATGCAAACGGTATATGACTATTTTAGCATTTCACAACTCGAGACGGCGTTGTATTGGAACATGATACAACTCGAGATGGCAATTGCAGGGGCAACGGGCGGAATAGAATACCTGAGTGAAAAGAAAAAAGAAACAGACGAAGAAATCGAAGAACTGAAAGAAGAATTACAATGGGCAAGATGAAGGAGGCGGAATGAATGTATAACGTAGGATTACTGATATTAGAGTACGTATTTGCAGTTGCGTTGGTGTTAGCATATGCGAAATTCTTTGGTAAAAAGGGGCTTCACGTTGCTATAGCGGTGCTTATAGTTACATCTCAAATTGTTACAGCCAAAACGTTTCGCATTGGTTCGCTCGAGTTGATTTGTGGAAGCATCGCTATGGGATTTGTTTTTACGATCGCTACCAGTTTGACAGAGGTCTTTGGAACGAAAGAAGGACGTAGTGCAATTTGGGCGGGCTTCTTAGGAGAGTTGGCATTCCTAATATTTGGTTTATTAACGGTGGCATATGAGCCGTCTCCTACGGATTTCGCACAAGGCTATTTACAACAGGCATTTCATTTCACGCCACGTATAGCGATATCGAGCTGGGTAGCATATATAACGTCAGGTTATTTCGCAACGTGGTTAATGAAAGTTCTACAGCCATACACGAAGTTATGGGTGCGTAATAACGCCGCTACCAAATTAGGGCAAATTTTAGATAACCTTATTTTCGTGTTCGGTGCGTATTTTCTCATTCTCCCCGTCAATGTAATTTGGACAATATGGCTGACTACCTCTATTGTCGAATTCATATTGGATTATGCCGACACGTGGGTGGTGTACGTTCTGGTAAAGATGTTAAAACCGAAGAGCGAGGAAATAGGAGGGTAGAATGAACCAACCTTGGGAACGTTTGAAAGGCGAAAGCAGTAAAGCTTATCACGCCTTTTGCATATATAGAGATCTTGGACCTGACCGAAGCATTGATAAGGCTATGGCGCAAGCAGGTAAGAAGAATAGGCGCACGTGGGCTGATTGGAGTCGCACATTCAATTGGGTTGAGCGAGCGCAGGCATATGACGATTACGTAGAACAAGAAAAACGTAAAGAGAAGGAAAAAGAAATCATGGACATGGCACGTAGGCATGCTACGTTAGCCATGGCATTTCAGGAGAAGGTAGCAAAAGCGTTACAATCGATCGATCCGTCTGAATTGTCGCCACGAGATCTACCCCGTTGGTTAGAGGTTGCTACCACACTTGAACGTTTAAGCAGAGGCGAACCTACTGAAATCGAGAAGCAACTCGAGCCGCTAATAATACGCATTGTAGATGATACGAATGCCCCTGATAATAGTGAAACTACATGAAGGACAAATACGGGCTCTTAACTCAAAGGCACGTTATATTGCTATGATAGCAGGAACGGGTGGTGGTAAGACATCGTTTATTCCTATTTGGATCGCATCACAAATTGCTCAAGACCCGCATTCAGATTACATGGTAGTTAGTCCAACGTATAACATGCTGACCAATATTCTTATGCCGCCGATGATGGAGATGTTAGGGCATACCGGTGGGACGTATAAAGCGTTAGAGCGAGCATACCATTTACGGGGCGGAGGAAGGGTATTTTTTGCGTCGGCTGACAGACCGTATAGTTTAGAAGGAGTGCATGTAAAAGCGTTAGCGTTGGACGAAGCAGGGCAAATGAAGAGACAAGTATGGGAAGTTGCACAAAGACGAGTAGGGCTTTATAACGGTAGGATACTCATAGCTACCACGCCGTACGGATTGAATTGGTTAAAGACGGAGGTATATGACAAATGGAAAGCAGGGGACCCGAACTACGAGGTTATTCAATTCGCCAGCATCCAAAACCCAGCTTATCCCCGTGCTGAATTCGAAAGAGCGAAAAGGGAGTTGCCTGATTGGATGTTCAGAATGTTTTACCTCGGAGAATTTTCACGCCCAGAAGGTTTGGTTTATCAGGACTTCAATCCTACCGTGCATATCATTGAACCGTTTGACGTACCGCAAGATTGGATACGTGTAATCGGAGTTGACTTCGGGTACAATAATCCATTTGCCGCTGTATGGTGTGCGATTGATCCCGATAACAATGTCTATGTGTATCGTGAATATTACGAGCGAGAAAAATTGACCAAAGAAGCTGGCTTGGACATATTAGAGATGTCTCAAGGTGAGTTTATCGATGCCGTATTATGCGATCCTTCACGTCCCGAGGGCATAGAAGATTTACGTAGGTTGGGCTTACCGAGCATGCCTGCGAACAATTCGGTTCTTACGGGCATTCAAAAGGTAACTGAAAAATTAAAGGCTAACCAATTGTTTTTCTTTAGAGGGTTAGAAAACACGCTGAATGAAATAGAGAGCTACTCATGGAAGGTTGTTAATGGAGTACAAACGGATCAGCCAACTAAGGAATTCGATCACACCATGGATGCCTTAAGGTATGTTATAATGTTCATAGTGGAAAATATCGAAAAACGTAGTCCGAAAGGGATTGACGTTTTACGGGGGGTGAAGATCTACGACAAATCCGTTTAAGTGGCTTGCGGGGGAAATATCGAAATTACGGCAACCTGATTATGGGCAATACGGATGGGTGGTTAATACTTACAATACGCCATATTCATTAAATACCTCACGAGTAAATTATCAGTTAGCACGTGAATTATATCACAATACAAACGAAGCTTACAAGTTAGGGGCGGGCTTTGCGAAACCGATTATAAACACGCTTGCTGGTTTCATGGGTGTACCGCATTTCAGATGCGCTGACGAGGATGCTCAAGCGGTGCTCGACGACTATTTGGTTGATTGGACAAGTAGAATTTTACGGGTACATCAATTGACGTTACGTGATGGCGATTGCCTCCTTTACTTATATGTGAACAATACCAAACATGTGCTATACCCTGAACGTTCAGGTGCTACGATCGATTTTACCATTATACCGCCAGAGCAAGTTGTGGGCATCGAATTAGACCCCATTACGCATGAGCCTGTGTCTTACACGATTTCAGCAAGAGTATTGTGGGATCAAGGTAGACGGCAATATAATTATACTCAAGTGGTAACCGTAGATAGCATTATAGTTCAAGCTGAAGGTGATGTACCTGAAGACTTGAAGGTAGGAGAACAGCCTAACCTATGGGGTTTTATCCCGATCGTCCATTTTAAGAACGAGGCAGAAGAGACGCAGTTGTTTGGTAACTCAGAGTTGGAAGCAATCGAGCCGTATTTCAAAGCATATCACGATGTCATGTTACATGCACTGCAAGGATCGAAGATGCACTCAACCCCACGCTTAAAGTTACAGCTCAAAGACGTAAGCGGGTTTCTTAAAAACAACTTCCCAGAGGCATGGGAGAACATTCAAAAAGGACGCCCTGCGCATATCGATCTAACGGGACACGAGCTACTCATTTTTACCAATGAAGAGGACGCATCGTTTATCGAAGTGAACTCAGCAATAGGAGATGCGAGCGCTTTACTTGAGTTGTTATTTTACTGCATTGTAGACGTATCCGAAGTTCCCGAGTTTGCTTTTGGCGTGCACACTCCAAGTTCGCATGCGAGCGTGAAAGAGCAATACCCGTTGTTAATTCGAAGAGTAGCACGTAAACGTGAAATGGTTACGGAGAGTTGGCAAACATTCGCACGCATGATTTTAGCGATGTATTCGCAGGTAACAGGCAAAAAGTTCAAAGATTACTCAGTGGCGCTTGCATGGGACGAGGTGATTGAGCGAGATGAAGAACAATATGCGAGGACGCTCAGTCAACTAACGCAGGCAATTAACACAGCGGTTATGGGTGGCTTTATGAGTATGGATGCGGCTGTGGATTTGCTCAGTCAGTACGTTGACACGATGAGTGAGTATGCTTCCGACAATCCTGAAATACCGGGCGAACGTGAACGAATAATTAAAAGCTGGATCTTACGGCAACGACTTGAAGAAAACGCAGGGATGAATGCACAATTAGAGGAGATTAACAAGGCGATAGAAGAAGCACGGAATGAGCTGGCGTGATGACCTGAAACGCTTTAATGGACCTTATTATCAATGGGCACTCGAAAATAGACAAAAATTCCTTGTTACGGAAATAACGACGGAAACGAAGTTGGCAAAGGAAGTAGAGGACATGGTCAAAGATCTGAGCAAATCGATCGAAAACATGCCCTCTGATATAGCGGCACAGATGAGGTACGTAAAAGACGGACTGAAAGATTTCGCTAAGGCGTTAGGTGGTAAACAGACTGATACGATAAGTAAAGGGATCGAGAAGGCGGTAGGCATCGGAGTAGAGTACAACAAAAAAATTAGCGCTGACTTACTTACAAAGGCATTCCCCGGAGTAGCGGAAAAGATTGAGAACGTATTTGGAGCTGTGCAAGAAGATGTAATTAAGGCGATGTGGAACCGAAGGGTTGGCGGCTTATACCTCAGTGATCGAATATGGTATATAACGGCTGATACCACTGAAAACATAGGCAAAATATTGACGGCGGGGATAGCTGAAAATATGGACCCGGTAGATATAGCACGAGCGTTGACCAAATACGTTCAAGAAGGATCCGCTACGTTGGTAAAAGATTACCCTAACATGATGAAACGCATGGGAAAGCGATTACCGAAAGACCTCAATTATGAAGCGTTACGGTTAGTTAGGACTGAAGTATCGGCGGCTCATGGCGACGCTACGGTAAAAAGCGCCACTTATAACCCTGCGTGTAAAGGATTGAAATGGGTATTAAGCGCACAACATCCTGAACAAGACATCTGCGACGAGTTAGCGAATGCGGAGCAAGGAATGGGACCCGGAGTGTATCCTATCGAAGATCCACCACCTATGCCTGCGCATCCGAATTGTTTGTGCTTTTTTACAGAGGTAGTGGAAGACCCAAATGCATTTGTGCAAAGGTTAGAGAGGTTCAGGGACAATCCAGATAGTGATCCCGAATTGCAGGAATATTGGCAAAGGACATTTGCTAAGCCATCTCGTAAAGCACCAGCGGAACAAGTAATTACGTTAAGAGACAAGCTCAAAGATGTGCAACCATTACCAGTTCCCAAGGATATAGAAGAGGCTATGTTTGACCATACGCCTCATAAGTTTGGCGAGTTGTCTTTGCGTTATAAAATAGAAGATGATACCGAAGAGAAGTTTTTCAAGAATCAGCTGTTACGTTTAATAGAAGGTTATGCAGATGTGCAGAAGACTTGTCAAGAGATGATAGACGGGAACGTCGACCAATTGCTTCCACCAGAGAAGTTGAGCACATTCGGAAAAAATATAATAAGGTGGATTAAGACGGCTTTCGATACAATGGAAAAGTCTACACCTTATGGCAATGAATTGATAAGAGTTGAGCCTCTTCATGTTAATCCCGATATTGATAAATTAAAGCCGGGAGACATAATTACACGAGGAATTCGTTCATGGTCTCAGAAGGATGTAATATACAAAGAATGGGGAAGATTTTATTCTAAAGGCCAGGGCGGTTTTGTAGCATTACATGTGAATGGTGCTAAAGGTATAAATATTTCACAGATAAGTCGGTTTGAAGAACAGTACGAAGTGCTTACGGCTGGCGATTTTAGGGTGCTCGATATTAAGATAGAAGATTTCATGGAAGATGGTAAAATATTAGGACAGGTTACACATGTGTTTTTGGAACAAATAGATGTATCTCCGAGAATCCGTATAAAGAAGGGGGGAAGGCGATGAGTAATGCTCCTAAAAGAGATGAATACTATAAAATTGGCTATTTGTCGAGAATGATGCGTTTGCTTGAGTTCAATTCTGAAGTGGCAGAGAAGTTGCATAAAATATTGGAAGATGTTACTCGTGAAGGTGGTTTTCGTGATTTGAACGAACAGGAAGTTGCATATATAAAAGAATTGGTTAAACGATATAAAGAGAAGACTGGAACTTCAATTGTTGACGATATGGTAAAGGTATTAGGTGCGGAAGCGAGAGTGTATTTAAGCGAGTTTGAGGTGGTATAATGGAATATGCGAATGGGGGTGAACGTCCAATAAAAGTTGAGAAGAGGTACGATAAAGCACGAATAGAGATTAACCCGAAGTATGACAAATTGATCATTCGAGACATGAAGACGGGTCAATTCCTTCCGAAGAACAGAAAGGGGGTGTAACAGTGCCGACAAAATTCACGATCAAAAATGACGAGATCTCCGAGCGAGACTGGGGAGAAGTAGACAAGAGCGACATTTGGCAAACGTTTTTACGGGCACGAGAAGAAGGCGCTGAAGGATTAGCATCAGCGATCAGAGAAATGTACGCAGTAGTAAAAGCGCCGATCGATGATAACCTCAGAGAGGCAGACTGCTGGGGACCACATCACGAGATTAGACAAGACGGGACATTAGTCGTTAATCGAAGAGGAGTAATAGCGGCAGTTGGAGCATTAGCGGGTGCTCGGGCTGAACCTAATTTAACACCTGATGAAAAGCGAGAAGCGGCAAGGCATTTAGCGAAACATTACCGAGCGATGGGATTAGAGCTACCTGATACATTAAAAGAATTAACTGGCGAAATAGCGTACCCATTACAAATGGATATCATCGGCGAAATGGCAGTGGAAGACGTTCCGGTAGCACCGTGGGCTGACGTTAAAAGCTTGCAGGAGAATGATCCTAATCCGATGGAGGTAGTTGTAGCGGTTCCCGTTGGCAAATCGAAGAGAGGCTGGTTTTACACCGAAGAAGCTTTACGGGCGATTGAGAAGACGGTAAATGAGCAGGGACTTCCGGGTTTCATGGGACATCAAAAGTCTGACGATGTAGACCACGAATTCCCAGAACCAGTAACGCATTGGGTAGGTGCGAAATTCGAAGATGGTAAGTTGTATGTACGAGGCGTGATTGATAAGTCAGCCGACGATCTTAAACGTTGGATCAAAGGTAATGCTGTGAGGACGGTTTCGATATTCGGCATACCACGATTGAAACACAAATCAAATGGCGAAATTGAGGTAGTAGATTATCAACCTTTAAGCATTGATTGGACACCGTTAGGACGAGCAGGAATGGAAACTCAAGTCGTAGCAATTGGCGAAATGGACAGCGTTAATCAGGGAGAAGAGAAGGCAGGTGAGGTAATGGATGTAGTACAAAAGGTGTACGGAGAATTAACCGAATTGTTAGGCGTAGAAGGTGAAGAATTGGTTTCAAGCGTAGAAAAGATGAAAGCCGCATTTGAAGAGCAGAAGCGAAAAGAATGCGAAGCGCTGATCGATCAGGTTATTGGAGAAAAGGTGGCAGGAGAGGTAGCACAAATATTGGTAAAGAAATTGCTCAAATACGATGGCGAACCTGACAAGGAGAAGATAGAAGGAGAAATCGAAAACATACTGAACGATCCTGAAGTAAAAGAAGCGTTGAGTAAGATTTACGCAGTTAATCCTCCCGTAGTGGGAGAAGAGCAGAATAGCAAACTCGTTGTTAAACGAGTACGAATTTAGAAAGGGGGCAGAAGAATGGCATACGAAGGACAGCCAGTACCAAGCACTGAGTATCAAATACCGCAACCAAAAGTAAGCGATGGACAGAGCGTAGTCGTAACGGCTACGGGCAAAGTGGTTGCAGGTGAATTTTACGAAATTGAAGGGTTCCTCGGAGTAGCGATGACAAATGTAGAAAATGGCGGCACGGTAGTATTGAATATCGAACAGGCAGAGTATCAGACAACGAAGGTAGCACAAAATAAGACTTTCAGCGTCGGCTCGGTCGTGTACTGGGACGAAACTCAATTTACACCTGATGCGAATACGGACACTACTCCAAATAGAGTAGCTGGTAGATGCACGAGCTGGGATGCGAGCAATAAGGTACTTACATTCATCCTCGGACCTCAGGCATATTCGGTAGTGCAAATCTCCGGAACTTAGAAAGGGGGTATAGATAGATGACTATAATCGATCAAGAGAGCCTCAAGGCGGCAAAAAGACAAGAAACATATACGTATACCGTACCTATGGTAATCGATAAAAAAGAGTACCCAGTAGACGTTAGATTGATCAACGGCGAAATGGAAACGTATCAACTAACCAAACCTATAGGCGAATTGATGACCTCGGCATCGTTAGAAGACAAGCAGGACTTACTAAGGAAAATCACTTTGGATGTTCAGCTCGGACGGGAACAAGTGCAAACTCTTTATGCTCCGATTTACCAGACGCTGAGCGATCCGAACTTCCCGAGAGTGCTACAAGCAACTTGGGCAATGTACGGAAATGTGGTATTCCTCGAGCATTTGGAAGGACAAGAGGTTAAGTTTGGTAGTTTGTCCGTTGAGCAAGGACCTATTGCAACCATTCAAGAGTATACGGCGGGCTTCGAATACACAAAGGAATTAATCGACTTTAACGAAATGTTCCGTATCGAGCTGATCAATCAGGCTATTGGACAAGCTTACAATGCGTTACTGAACCACATCCATTTATATCCGATATTCAGTCGCAACTACGGAACAAAGAATACCACAACGTGGAAAGGCGAAGAGGGAGACCCATTATGGTTAGGCATTTATAGAACTTTGAGGCAAGCAATTATAGATGCTACTTTAGCGAAGAGACCACCAGCGGTAATGCTTGCAAATCCTGCTGACCGGTTCGATATCGAATTAGCAATGCGTGGCGGTTTCACGATCGAAGGAACAACTTATCCAGCACTATCAGGTATTGACACGATCATTTATTATGACGGTTGGCAAGGAACGATGAATGGTAAAGCATATGTTTACGATGGTGTACCGCAAGGCGAAGCTTACCTGATCAGACCAAAGGCGGGCTTCAAAGAGTTAATTAAGAAGGACCTTACCATTGAAACAACGAGTGGAGATCTCACGAGGCTGATCGAAGCACAGATTATTGCTTACGCTTATCGTGGCGTATTCGCCGCACCTGACGAGAACGTTCAGAAGGTTATACTGAAACCGGGTACATAACATGGTACCTACTCCCGAGCTGATCAAACAATTACGGTTGCTAATTGACGAAAAAGACGAAACAAAATTTACCGATGACGAACTCGAAATCATACTGCAGAGTTCAGACAACATTTATGCGGCGGCTTCGTTCGCTTGGACTTTGAAAGCGGCAAAGGTACAAGAAGAGTTAGGCAATATTGAAAGCTATTCGATCGGCGCTGAAAGTTACACATATAGGTCGCTAACTGATATGGTTGACTATTGTCTACGCATGGCTGAAGTGTACGGACGAATGAGCAATGCAGGTGCTCGCATTTTACAAGTGAAACCACCTGATGTCCTATGATTGATAGACGAGTAAAAGATATCGCTTGGGCTATTGAACAGAACCCGGTAGAAGTAACGATCTATAGAACAACGCGAATTTTGAGCGACGGACACTATAGCGAGACGAAAGAAGAATTAGGACCTTATAGAGTGCGTATATTCTTAAACCGGAGCGGATTTCGAGACGCATTAAACGAAGTAAAAGAAATAGGAGGGAGGGCGTTGCAAAGTGTAACATGGTCAATGCTTTGTGATGCCTCCGTGGATATCAAAGCTGGCGCTAACGTGGTAGATATTGTGGAAGCTCCGATGCTCGGGAAATTAAAGGTAACGAACGTAACGCCATTGATAGTGAATGGTCAAATAGTTGGTTATCAAGTCCAATTGGAAGGTATGGACGAATGATAGACGTAGGCAGTGGATTTAACAAAGAAATAAAGTTTAAGCTACAGCAAATTTACGTACTGCTCGATACCACTTATAGGCCGATAACTGAAGGGTATATGAAAGCGAATAAACCATGGACTACACGAACTGGCATGGCTGTGGCGGGCTTACATTCACGAGTAGAAGGAAGAGGATCGATGATCAAACTCGTATTAGGACATGGAGTTAGCTATGGCGTTTACCTCGAACTCGGGCATAAGGTGAAATCGAAGAAAGGCAAAGTAAGAGAGGTAAAGCCATATGCGATACTCAAGCCGACGATGGAAAAGTATTACCCTGAAATTAGTAAGAACGTTCAAAGGATCTGGCAGTCATGAGGGACGAAATAAGAAGGATATTAGCAGAGAAGATTACAACGGTTAACTCACGCATTTACGAGCCGTACGTTCCTTCGTTACATATCGAAAAGCCGTACCTTGTAGTGAAAGAAGGAACGAAAGAGGCGCCGAATGATTGGGCTGGGTATACGACAACGATTGAAGTATGGATATTCGAGAACTTCGAGACGTTCAGCGATGTGGATCAGCTGGCTGATGAAGTTATTAGTGCGTTAGACCGTCAAATCATTACCGTAAACGATAAGAAGTACTTATTACGTTACCTTGCTACGATTGGCGAGGATTTCTGGGATGAGGAGCTACAAGCATTAGAACGTGGCTTGCAGTTTCAGGTATTTTCTTTAGGTTGGCTGAATAGCGCAACGTATGAACCTGATCCGGTTATGGCATTGAAGACGTGGAGTGAGCGACGATGGGTAAAGATTGAAACAAAAGACGGTAAAACAATTGAAACTCCTATATTGCAGACCGATCCTGACACATGGGACCCTTCAGATCAAAGACCGGGGTTGTATTGGCGAATAGCAGGCATTTCAGCTCCTTACAACGTAAGCGCTTCAATGTTTTGGTTAAATTTCGATATCTATGGACATGTAGTTGCCCCTGATCCAAGCGTTAGAAGAGAATGGGCGAGAAAGATCACTGAAGCATTAGCAAATGTAATGCGTATACCGATAGATGGGGAGACTGAGTTGTGCATTGATGCATTAGCGGTAACAATGGATGCTGATCCGTTAGCAGTTGGACAAATTCGATTAACGGGTGTAATGGGATTGATGCGTGATAAATCAACGGCTGAGGTGTTAAATCAAGCTACGGTTAATGGAGGTGTATCATTTACAATAGGAGCGACTCAAATGCAACCTGAAGAGGAGGTGTAACAGGTTGAAAGAGAAAAGCGAAAAAATGGAAGTAAAAGAAGATACGAAACAAGAAGAAAAACAAGCAGTCAAACTACCTGAAGATACATATACGATCGAAGATTTTGTGGCAAATGCAGATGCATTTGGAGTAAAACCTGAAGCGATAATAGGCGCTATGAAGTTAGCGGGGAAAGACGTTGCTACAAAAGAAGAAATGGCGAAGTACTTGGCAGAATTTTTAAGAAAAGAGGTGTGATAGATGGCAGGAGTAACGTTCACAAGCGGTGAACAAAAAGTAAGACCGGGCGTATTTGTCCGAGTGCAGAATATAGGACAGCCAGTAGTCCCTGCATTACCGCAAGGGATTGTGGCTGGGGTAGTAAAAAGTAATTGGGGGCCGATTAACACACCTATTACCATAGCTACAAATGAAGCAATACGAGACGTGTTTGGATCAGGTGAAAGTTTAACGATGCTTACCGAGGCGTTTAAAGGTGGGTGTAGTAAACTTGAAGTGGTGCGTGCAGGTACAGGTGGTGCATCGGCAACTATTGTGCTTACCGATACCGCTACCAGTCCAGCGAATGTGGTTAATATCACAGCAAAATATCCGGGCACAAGGGGTAATAATTTCACAGTAACAATTAGGGATTCGTTGACAAATGCAAGTTTAAGAGAGTTCTTGCTTTATGAAGGAGCAACGTTGTTGCTTACCGTACCATTTGCAAAAGGAACAGCAGAGCCAGATGCTTTGGTTTCAGCATTGAATAGTTCACAAGCGAATAAATACGTTACTGCAGAGAAGATTGCGGCTGGTAATGGAACATTGAAGGCAGTAGCTAATGCGGGTATGACAGGTGGGCTTGACCCTACCACTACCGCAAATGATTATTTGACAGCCCTTACATCACTTGAGGCGATAGATTGGAATGTGCTCGTAGTTGATAGTGAAGATCCCATTTTATTTACTTCAATTCAGGCGTACATAGACCGTGTAAGGAACGCTGGCAAGCGTGTCATGGCAGTGTTAGGCCAGAAGACAAATATTGAGTTGAGCTCCAGATTAACATTAGCACGTAGTTTTAACGACCCAGCGATTGTGTTTGTGGTGAATGGGTTCAGTTACGCTGATGGGACAGTGATAGAAGGTTATAAAGCCACAGGGCGGGTAGCTGGGATGATTGCAAGTGCTGATGTAACAGAGAGCCTTACCCATGCGGTAATACAGGGAGCTACAGGTTTGGTAGGTGCTTTGAGTAATACCGATATAGAAAGTGCGCTGAATAGTGGAGCATTGGTGTTTACGTTGAACTCGCAGAAACAGGTTCAGATTGAGCAAGGCATTAATACGTTTATAACTCCGACGGCTGACCTTGACATGGGTTGGAGGAAGATAAGAAGAGTAAGGACAAGGGACACACTGATTGACAGAATTGGTGCAACTTGGGACACATTGATTGGGAAGATAAATAATGACGCTAATGGTAGGGCTACATTGATGGCAGCAGCGCAAGGGGTAATAAATGAGATGATTAATGAAGGGGCACTAATTGCTGGTCAGATTTATGAAGACCCGACCAACCCTCCAGAAGGCGATAGCGCATGGTTTATCATACAAGTAGATGATACCGATAGTGCAGAGAAGCTGTACTTGACATTCCAGTTTAGATTTGCTCCAGTATAAAAGGAGGTGAAAGAATATGGCAGATGGCAGATATATATTCCGAGATTGTGTACCCGATGGTGTGATTGACATAGTGAATGTGCGTACAGGCGATATTGTTCAGCGGGCTTGGAGCTTTAGGGTAAATGCTCCCGTTGAGCTTCAATCCGCACTCGATGCTGGCACATTTCAACCTAACCATATCATTCGTGGATACGATGGCGAACTATATGACGGCGATGGCAATTTGTTAGCTGAAGTCAACACATTTCAAGCGCAAATAAATGTAACGAATACCGATTATCAAGCCGCAGGCAACAAGCAAGTTTGGGCTATTCCTCAGTCATATACGGTTACATTGACATTTACCGAGACGGTTATTAAAGACGCGAAGATACTCAAGAAGGTGCTCGATAGCTTAGCAAAAGGGGCTCCTGATGCGAAGCTGAACTTTATGGGAGTATTGCACGCACATTCCTAAGGAGGGGTGAAAAGGAGTGAGTAAAGTAGATAAAGAAGAACTACTCAGCAAGGAAGACGTGATGCTCAAAGACGTTGCGGGAATTCTCAAAGCAATGGACACGATAGTTGAATACGAAACCTACCATGTAATTCGAGATGGTAAAGAGTTATTTTCATTCAGGGTTCGTGGGCTTAATGATGAGGAAGCTGAAGAATGCAGACAAGAAGCGACAAAAACAGTACGAGACAAAAGACTTGGCAATTTAGCCGTACCGCAGGAATTCAATGCGGCAAAGTTCAACTCGCTTATGATCGTGAAAGCTACACACCCTGAAGACCGAGCAATGCTATGGGACAATAAAGAACTATGGGAAAAAGCCAACGTAATAGCGGCATGGCAATTAGTAGACAAAGTATTGAAACGTGCGGAGAAGGACGAGGTAATTGAACTGATCGAGCGGTTAAGCGGTTACAATAACGAAGAAAACGAGTCCCGCACTGAAACCTTAAAAAACTAATCAAAGCAGGTGGTGAAGCGACGATCATCCACCACCTGCTTCAACGATGCGGGATAACTCCAGATGAGTATTGGAGCAAACCGCCAAAGATACGTGATTTTATGCGTGCAAGCATGTTGGTGGAGTTAGAACAGGAGCAAGAAGAATTAGAGAAGATAAGGGGGAAAGATGGCTAACGAGACCTATAAGGTAGAGCTTTTAATTACCGCACAAGACCAATCAGCACCAGTTATAGAGCAGGCAAATGAGCGGATTAATCGTTTCGCCCAGAATGCCGAGTTAACAAATAAGAAGTTAGCCCGTTCCCTGAATACGACTTATAAGCCGACCATAACAGCGATTGATAATACAGCACCAGCGGTAGCAAGTGCGCAATCAGGCTTGAGTAGAATTGCTGGCAAAGTGTGGAGTGTCGTTGTGCATGCAGTTGACCAAGCCACACCTGTATTTTCGAGCATTTTGAGTGGTGCAAAAAGTTTCGTGAGTAAAATAGGCAGCATTTTGGGTGGAGTAGGAAGGATGATAACATCACCACTTGGAATGCTTGGGATAGCTGGTGCTGGGGTGGGAATGACAGCCCTTATTGCTGGACCGTTAAAACTTGCAGGAGAGATGGAGCAGGCGAGGGTATCATTTAATTTCTTCCTTAAGGATGCCGAAAGGGCTAAACGTTTTATAGGCGAGTTGCAAGCACTTGCAGCTATTACACCATTTGAATTTAAAGATGTGCAGGATCTTGCTACCCAGTTGCTTCCTATATATACGCAAATGTATGGCGTTGAGAAGGCTACAGCAAAGACATTAGAAACGTTGCTGCAATTTGCTGATGCATCTTCCATGACAGGTGCGGGTATGGAAGGGTTGAAGGGTGCAATGCTTGGATTTACGCAGATAGCCCAAAGTGGTAGGTTGAATTTGCAGGATTTACGTCAAGTAACGTTAGGTTTGAGGATACCTATGGAAGATGTATTGAAGGAACTCGGAGTGAAGTCGTTGGATGATATTTCAAAGAAGGCTATTCCCGCAAAGCAGGCTATGGAAGCAATTGGAAGAGCGTTAAAGCAGTATGCTGGTGGAAGTGAATTACAGGCAAAGACGTTGTTTGGATTGATATCTGCATTAAAGGATATTGCAGGCATGACGATAACATATTTCGGTGAAGGAATGCTGAAGCCAGTAGAGGATATCCTTTTCAGCCTATTAGACGCTGCTACTAAAGGTGAGGATGCATTAAAGAGTGTCCAAGATAGATTGTACAAAGCAGGTGTTAGGGTAGGAGAAGCGATGCAGAATGCTTATAGAAAGGTGGTTCGTTTCTTTGGTGATTTGAGTTCAATACCGGGCTGGAATCAGATGTCAATGACACAAAAAATTATTACCGCTTTTAGCCAAGTATTGACAGCATTAAATAATTGGTTGAAGGGGGATCAGGGACAAGAAGCGTTTAGAAAGATACAAGAGACGATAAATACTTTTTTCAAAGCCATTTTTAGTACAGAAAATTCTGAGTTAATTAAACAGCTTGTAACGTTTGGTTACACGCTTGGAACAGAGCTTGCAAGTGCAATTTTCAATGGGATAAAGAGCAATGTTGGATTAATGACAATCCTTGGTGCAATAGTAGGTTTCAAGATAGCTGGCTGGAAAGGTGCTTTAGTTGGGGCTGGAGGAGCAGCTGCTTTGGCTGGACTTTTTAATTTGGAAGAGTATTTAAACGAGAGAGGAACGCCTGAAGTTACATCAAGCACGCCTGAGCTTACAGGTTCAGCAGCACAATATCAGATGATGCTTATACAAGCTGGCATGTTGCCTGATGAAGCTTATAAATTTATGGTTGAAAGTGGTTATATAACAAGTACTGGCGAATTAATAGATAAAATACCACTTTCAAGTTTACCAGCCCATGCGAGAGGTGGAATATTTTACACAAGGCACATAGCGGAAGTAGCTGAAAGAGGAGCGGAGGCAATAATACCATTACAGCGCACAGAACAAGCAGTTAGTTTGTGGCGGGCTGTAGGTGAGTATATAGGAGCGATACCAAAGGAAGTAACATATTCCGTCCAAGCGCAAGCAGTTACCCCATTAGGAAGTGTTCCCTATGGCGCTGTTACAAAGAGTAATGTTATTAACTTAAACGTTAACACTGAAGGGTTAATCAGCGAAGTTGTCATAAACAATAAGGCTGATGTAGATGAAGCGGTCGACAAGATTGTGGGAGCATTAGCTCCAGAGTTAAGGAAGGCGTTTTCTAATATGGTGGTGGGATAAATGGAGTTTTACATAACAGGGAAGAATACCAAGCTTCATTTACCGATGAACCCAGAACAATTGCAAGTGATGACAAGTTCAAAGTTGTTCAGCGTTAGTATAATTGATTTGGGCGATTTCTTAATGCCGAGAGGTATTGCACCAGCGACGATTAGGTGGGAGGGTATATTCCCGGGTGCGAGTAGGAGGAACAGCATATATGTTGTGGATTGGCAGGATCCCAAGGCGATTGTAGGTTTGATTTCAGGCTGGAGACGAGAGAATGTAAAAGTTCATTTGCTGATAACAGAAACACCTATAAATATGGATTGTTACATTCAAGAGTTCGACCATACATGGAAGGGTGGACATGGCGATTGTTATTACTCCATAAGTTTGGTTGAGGCACGCAATTTGGTGGTAATGACAGAGAAAGAGAAGAGTACGAGTGCGCAGGCTAAAACGAGTGCGCAGAGACCAGCTCCGAGTACACCAAAAACGTATACTGTAAAACAAGGTGATACCCTATGGGGTATAGCAAAGAAAATACTCGGTGATGGTGCAAAGTGGAAGACATTGTACGAGTTGAATAAGGCTGTCATTGGGCCAGATCCGAATAAAATTAAACCCGGGCAGGTGCTTAAGCTTGGTTGATATTACCAACATAAAGTATGAAGTGCGCATTATTGACCCAAGCGGTAAGCAAATGGATGTTACGCCATTTGTTAGTCAATTGTCCTTTGGTGATGCCGATGGTGAGTTAGCAGCGCATTTAAGTATGACATTGACAAATCAGCAAGTAGGTGGGAAGTGGATACACCAGCTTGTAGCACTTGGGACACCGATATACCTATTAGCGAATGGGGTAGAAGTGTTCAGGGGCACGGTGTTTGATTGGATGACGTCCACAGATCCGTTGGGTAGTGTAGATATTGAAGCGTATGACCAGCTGATTTACTTGTTTAAGAGTGAAGATGATAGGTACTATAGGTCGGGACAAAGGGCAATAGATGTGTTGACAGATATTTTCAGAGCATGGAATATTCCCATAGGCAAGATAGAGGGGCCGAATGTAGTATTAGCCAAGCAAGTATTCCGACAGATGACAGTTGCGGAGATGATAAACAGCATACTCAAACAAGGTAAAGATAAGGGAGCAGGCGAGTTTATCGTACGTAGTGAAAAAGGGAAGGTTTATATCAGAAAAGCCATGTCCAATCAAGATGTTTACGTGTTTGCATATAACGAAAATGTGCAGTCGGTAATGGATAGGTGGAGCATCAATAATCTTGTTACACGGGTGCGAATAATAGGTGCGGAAGATGAGGAAGGAAGGGCACCGTTAATTGCAGTTCTTGATGGAGACACAAAATATGGTATATTGCAAAGGATTGTCCAGAATAGTTCAGATGACACATTGGCCGATGCAAAGCAGAATGCGAAAGAGATATTGAAGGAGTTCGGACAGCCAGAGAAAGACAGGACAATCAGGTGCGTAGATGTTCCCTTTATCAGGAAGGGTGATAAGGTGAAAGTTGTTGCTGGGACGTTAAATGGGTATTACCAAGTCGTATCCGTAGAGCATAATGTTACGAGTTTAACTATGAGCGTGGGGCTAAAATGAACAAGAAAAGCATTGACGATTTGGCTAAAGTGTTAAATGAAAGAATTAGTTTAATAGCTAACAAACCCGATAGCATTGAATTAGGAACGATACAGCCAGATATGAGCTTGAAGATTGATACATTTGCGATGCCGATAAAGAAAGGCGATTATTTGATAGCTGATTTTACTGCACAGGTTGAGTTTCCCGTTTGGTCGTTGGTAGGTGTTGGCGAGTATCCCGTAGACAAAGAAGGGAAGCCGATAGAAGGAGTAGACATATACCATACCGCACAAACAAGGTGGGATTGGGAACAGAGCACTGTTGAGAAAGTGAATATAAAAATTAAACCCGAGCTTAAAAGTGGCGATAGGGTGTTGGTGGTATGGGTTAATCAGCATAGAGACCCTGTCGTAATTGCAAAGGTGGTGAGTGGGTAATGCCAGACCTTTATCCAAAATTTGATATGCCAGATTTGGTGGAGGAGGTAGAAGATACCAGTATCGCATATCCAAAAAGCTGGCTATTCGATTTTGATACAGGCGACTTTGTGTTAGATGGAGCTGGCAACGTAGTAGAGGCTGATGGGCTGACGGCTTGGGCTCAGTGGTGTGTAAAGGCCGTACTAACGCAGAGGCTTGCATTTGTGGTTTACAATTGGGACTATGGCGTGGATCTTGAAAATGTCATGAAGCAACCGACCAGAGCTGTAACCGAGGCGGAGTTGGAAAAGGAAATTACCGAGGCACTTATGACAGATCCGAGGACAGCAGAGGTAAAGAATTTTACGTTTGAGTGGAGCGGCGATGAGCTGACGGTAAGCTTTATAATCGTGAATGCCGCAGGAGTACCAGCAGAAATTCGTGTCGGTGTAGGTTATAGAGAGGTAATGCGTGAGTTCTCCATATCGAAGGTGGAGCAGACTATCAGCGACTGGTTGCGTGGCGAGTTGGTGAATGTAGAGCCAACCGAGAATGGGGAGCTTGTAATTAAGACAGTAGCACAGCCGACGTTTACTCGTAATTCTATAGCCTATAAAAGCGATGGCACACAGGTTGCGGCGAATCAGCCTCGTTTCGAGCAGGGTCAATTCGGCAAGGCGATTATGATGGAGGAAGGGACGACGAATTTATTAACAAGCGATGATGCACAAGGAAAAACGCTGTTCGATTCTAACAATGACAGTTATTCATCAAATACACTTGAAACATCGTTTGGTCTAAATGATTTATATAGTTTGAAGAGTGTCCAGCTTGTTTTTAGTGGTAATCAAGGATTTTATTCTCCATCTTATCCTACGGTAGCTGGTAACGTTTATACTTTTAGCTATTATGTTTACAATGCCACTTCAACGTCACATAATTTTGTAGCGAACCTCATTTTTTATGACGGTTCTGGAAATTTAGTTCAGAGTTTTGGGTCAAACAGCATTCCTGTCCCAGCTCAGCAATGGAAAAGGATTAGCGTTACGGCTACCGCTCCATCAGGTTCAACGCAATGTAGGGTAGTGGGTTGGGAGAGTGGAACTACTAGCCAAGTTGGAGATGTATATTATTTCGATAACTTCCAGCTCGAGCAGAAGCCATATGCTACAAGCTGGCAAGCCGAAACCCTGACCATACCAAATGCTAATGTATTCAATAAATCCAACTGGAATTTAGAATTTCAATTTAATCCTACCTCTAATCAAGTGGTATCAAACAAAACAGGTTATTTATGGGAGAATTATATAGACGCCAACAACTACTATGCTTTAAAAGTAGGTTCAGATGGTAAACCTTATTTAGAGGTAAAATCTAATGGAACAATATATCAAACCTCAACAGCAGCAGCACCAGTATTAAATGTAGGCACATGGTATGACATAAAGATAAGAGGGAACGGCTCATTAATGGCTATAGCAGTAAATGGAACTAAAATATCGGAAGTAAGCTATGTAGAACCTGTAGGTAATTTACCAGCAAATATGCATATCGGTTCAGACCATAATGGTTCAAATCATGCCAATGGTCTCTTTGACGATTTAAGAATATCAGCCATAGCAAGAAGTGATACAGAATGGACTAACGCATATACAAGCGGACAGCCGTTGCCAATTGATGAGAATACCACATACGCCTTGAGGTTTGATAATAACTTGAAGGTTGGCCGTGGTGGATATAGAAGAAACAAGATATACCTCCAAAGCCTTGGAATATGTCAAGGGTCGCATATTGAGTGGAGTGCTGAGATTCCAACTAATACAACCGCCAAAGTTTATACTAGCCTTGACGATGTGAATTTTACTGAGGCTGTGAATGGGGCGGCAATTGAAGGGTTGAGCGAAGGAGTAAGCCTATCAGACAAAGCATTGACGATTAAGCAAACAATGACGACTGAAGATGCGAGTATTACGCCGATGTTTAATAGGTTGCAGTATTCCATCGATGGAAAAGTTTATTTAAGGGGGTGAATGAATGGAACTACCAGAATTTTTACAAGATGCTACATACGAAACCATTTTAGCTACCTTGCTTGCACAAGTGCCCGATGATGTGGATAAGAGCCAAGGGTCTTTTATATACGATGCTTTATCGCCAGTAGCGGTAGAGTTGACCGAAGCGGCAATTTGGGCTCAGGAAGTGTTGCGTAGAGGATTTGCTCAAACTACCTTTGGTACATATTTAGACCTGAGATGTGCCGAGCATGGAGTGTATCGAAGGCCAGCCGCAAAGTCTGTTGGATATGTGACATTTAGGGGAGATCCTGGGACTGGGATACCTGAAGGAACGATTATTTCAACGCCATCGAGCGAGCTTGCTCCAGCGGTATTTTTTGTTACAACAAAGCAAGGAATAATTGGCGATGCTGGAGAAGTGACAATACCTATTGAAGCAGTAGAAGAAGGAGCAAGTGGGAATGTGGTGGCTGGTGCGATAACGGTGTTAGGTACTCCATTGCAGGGTGTGGCGAGTGTAATAAATGAACAGCCAACTACTGGTGGTGCAGATGTAGAAAGTGACGAGTCGTTGTTAAATAGGTTTTTAGCGCGGGTGCGTAATCCAGGTTCTAGTGGTAATAAAGCTGATTATATTAGGTGGACGATGGAGGTGCCTGGGGTTGGGGCAGTGTCTGTAGTGCCACTTAAATACGGCAATGGAACAGTAAGCGTAGCGTTGGTGGATGAGGAAAAGAATCCTGCTGACGAGGTATTGTTGGGAAGAGTTAGGGAGTATATAGCTCCACCGTGGCATATAGATTGCGAAGCAGAGGCGTTGACTATATCGGGGTATGGAGTGACGATTAACTCAGGCCAGGTGGTTATGGCGTATAGTAGTAGCGGTTCGGGTATGGTGAAGCATGTACAGTTTGACAGTTTATTTAGCCAACCTGGTACATGGAAAGTAATTGTTTATAGTGCGGTGGTGGGGGATGGGGGTAACGATTTGCTGAAAGTTGGTGTTTGGAATAGTAAGCAGAATGCATGGGCAAAGAAGGATGTGTCGAGTACCGAAGATGCTTTTACTGTGTTTAGTGCAGATGACATAAATGCGTCAAGTGAAGTGCGCCAGCAGTTTTATTGGAATGGGCAAGACCATCTCGAGTTGAGAATTGAGAGGTTGCAGACCGATACCGTTAACACAGTTACTATAGACAAAATAGCGTATGAGAGTTTGTTCAGCAAAGACACTGGCGATGGCAAAGCTCCCATTGGTGCGAGGGTGTATATAGAGCCTGCAAGCCCAGTTGTTATTAATGTCAGTGTCCACTTAGTAGTAGCTACTGGGTATGAGGTAGGAGCAGTTCAATTAGCGGTTAAGGAGAATGTGGAACAGTACCTGAAGTCATTGACATTTAAGCAAGATAATGATGTGCGATATGTGAAGATTGGAAGCGTTATTTTAGATACGCCTGGGGTGGTGGAGTATTCCAACCTGTTGGTGAATGGTGCTACAAATAATATTCCAATAGGCGAGCAGGAAGTAGCTGTGCTTGGGACGGTGACATTTACGTGATAAGTGAAGCGGGAAATAGGATGCTTGACAATATGCCGCAGTATTATTTGACAAGTATCGTAATGCGTACCATATGGGATGCGCAAGGTAGGGAGATTGACCAGCTGTACCAAGCACTGGATGAAGTGCTTAAGCAGTTCTTTGTGTCTACAGCCACATGGGGCATTGATAGGTGGGAGCAAGAACTCGGTATTGTGTCAGATCCGAATAAGCCGATAGAACAAAGGCGTTCAGTTGTAATGACACAGTTAAAAGGGTTTGGAACAGCCACGATAAATTTACTTCAAAAGGTAGCAGAAAGCTTTGAATATGGCAAAATAGATGTGATAGAGGATATTCCCAATTATTCCGTTAAAATTGTGTTTGTTGATAGGACAGGGCAGCCACCCAATTTGGCGGATTTTGAGAATGCATTGAGAAAGGTTTTACCAGCACATTTGAATTTTACAATAGAGTTCAATTACTTTACATGGCAGGAATTGGACGAGATGTTGTGGACATGGGACACATTTGATGGTTTGAGTTTGACATGGGACGAATTGGAGGTGTATGCGTAATGCCAGATTTAACTCCGAGACTGGGAATAAAGAAGCCAAAGGCAAATGAGGTAGTGAACAGGCAGTCGTTTAATGAAAACTATGACATTATCGATGAGAAGGTAGCCACGAAGTCAGAATTTCAAGCACATACAAGTGCGAGTAACCCGCATAACATTACCCCAAGTTTGATTGGTGCAGTAAAGAATGCGGGAGGTGTTGTTCAGGCACAGGTAGGTACTTTAAGTGCACGGCCAAGTGCGGGTGTGGTGGGAAGGATTTATATTGCTTCCGATACCAAAGCGATTTATTACGATAATGGTTCAACGTGGGTGCAGGTAGCTACATTAAGCTGGAATGATTTGGCGAATAAGCCGTCATCCTATACGCCATCAGCGCATGCTTCAACACATGGGAAAAATGGGAGCGACCCAGTAACAGTGGATTGGACACAAATACAGAATGTGCCCGATATCCGTAATCAAAGTGGGAGTGCTTTGACATTGGAGGTTCGGACAAGCGACCCCACAAACCCAAAGGTAGGAAGGATCTGGCTTAGGAGCGATTTATAATGGCGACCAATATAAAGAGTTACAGTCCAGCGGGTGTGGTGGTAGTTACACCGTCAGTGGATTTGACATTTACGTTAAATGATGGCTTTACAGCGTCAGCATTCCAAATAAAGTGGCGGCGCATTACCGATAGCACGTGGAATGATACAGGGCTTGTAGCAGGGACATTTACAGGTAGCAAAACGTATACCATAGCGTGTTCTAAAAATACTGTATATGTGTGGAAGGTGCGAGTATGGGATAGTGCAGGGAACATGTGCGATTGGACAGCTCCAGTTGCATTTGCTGTGCAGACAGTAGCTAAAGCCACAATAAAAGTAGCAAAGCCCAGCGGTAATGTGGTGGTAAGAGTTGTCAATCTTGGAGACAGCGAACAGAGTTCTAATGTGCGTGTGTCAACTCCAAGTGGGATAGGGGAACTTGATTTGACAAGTTTGCAGAGTGCGGCTGATAGTGGGCTTCATATAACAGTGAAGAGTGGAGTTATAAAGGCTGTAGCAAAGCCAATTACACCGCCAACCGAAGTTTATAGCAATCATACTAACACTGGATATTTGGCTTATACCGACCACACCAATAGTGGGTATGCCGTTTATAGCGACCATAATAATACAGGTTATGGGGTATATTCCGATTGGGCTAACACGGGATATGGGAAGTATAGCGACCATACTAACTCGGGCTATGGAAGGTATAGCGATTGGGTAAACACAGGCTATTCTGCATATAGCGACCATACAAATACGGGTTACCCACGATATAAGGATTGGACGAATAGTGGGTATGCCGTTTATAAAGCTCACACAAATACAGGATATTCTAAATATAAGGACCATACCAATAGTGGTTACACGGCTTATAACGATCATGCCGATTATGGACAGTACTATAACGATTACAAGTACCCTGATTGGGTCAATTCAGGGTATCAAGCTTATAGTGACCATACCAATTCATATTCTAACGCCTATTCTAATCATACCAATAGTGGTTATTCGGCTTATAACAATCACACCAATACAGGTTATAGTGCTTATTCCGATCACGATAACACGGGATATGGAGTTTATAGCAATCACACCAATACAGGGTATAGTGCGTACAGTAATCATACCAACACGGGGTATAGCAAATATTCCGATTGGACAAACACGGGGTATGGGGTTTATTCCAATCACACAAATGCGGCGTATGGTAGGTACGTTGACCATACCGACACGAATTAGGAGGGAAGATGAACGTAGCATTAACGAATGTGTGTAACTTAAATTGTCCGTATTGCTTTGCTGGGAATATAAGGAAGGAGCAGGCAGTATGGATTAGCGAGGAAGAGTTCAATACCATCTTAAACTTCCATAAGGCGAGTAATGAACATTCAGTTAGGTTCATAGGAGGAGAGCCGACATTACATCCGCAGTTTGGAAGGTTAGTCAACCGTATCATTGACGATGATTGGTTTCATGAGTTGCTGGTGTTTACGAATGGAACGTTTAGCGATGAAGTGTTGGCGGTATTAACTTTGGCGAGTAACATTAAGCAGGTGCGTTTACTTATAAATTTGAACGAGCCCAGCGTTGTAGGTGAGGAAGCCGTTAAGAGAATTGCAAAGAATTTATCACGGTTAGGCAAGACACCGATAACTGTAACGATTGGAGTGAACATATATAAACCCGATATGGATGTCCAGTACGTGCTTGACACGATAAATAGTTTTCGTGTAGCTCGTGAGTTGAGGCTGTCAGTTGTAGCACCGACAAGTGAAGAGCAGAGAAGCCAAGAGCCAGCTGATTACTATAGGCAATTTATACCAATCGTTAATGCGGTGGTGGATCAGGCGATTAAACATAACATAGAGATTGCTCCAGATTGTTCATTCATTCCCTTATGTTTGTTCAGCAAGGAGGAATTTTTACGTTTTGTTGTTAATGCACGGGATGTATTCAAAAGAGTCGTGTGCAATCCAGTAATGGACATTATGCCCGATTTCACGGTAATACGTTGCTTTGGTGTAGATGATGAAAGGGTCGACATGCGCAATTTTAGTAGCGAGGAAGAGTTGTACAAGTACTTTATGCAGAGGCAAGAGCTAATGAACCCGCATACAGTTGATGAGTGTTCAGTATGTCCAATATTTCAGAAACACAATTTCGGTTGTGGATGTAAGGCGTTCAGGAGGCATAGGAATGGGTGCTGATTTTATTCCCGAAGACTTTGACATAAACAAATGGAGGTTGTTCAAGAAGTTTAACAACCGAGAAGAGCGCAATGCGAGACATATTGATGCGTGGTTCTTTGACCAACCCAATATGCCCAAGGAAGAGTGGGAACGTCGGCTGCAGTATAACAAAGAGCGTTTAATCAAAGATACGTTGGAGCAAATAGCTAATAGTGGTTTGTTTGAGGATGAGGAATGAGCGAAGCCATAAAAGTGTTGTTTCGTGTAACTGATAGATGCAATCTAAATTGTAGGTATTGCTTTGCCCGAGAATATAGCCAAGGTAAGGACGCACCAAAGGAGCTTGTGCTTAAGACTGCAGACATGGTAAAGGGTGCAGAGCATGTTATTTGGATTTGGCACGGTGCAGAGCCCACAGTGTGTGGAGTTGATTTTTATAAGCAAATGAATGAAGAGCTTCGGGAGAGAGGTATAAGCGATATTTCGATGCAAAGCAATGGCGTTGTACTTTGGCATAGGGATTGGTTGGACTTCCTTAAGCAAGATAAGATGAACATAAGCATTTCGTACGATGGCAGATGCCAAGACGTAATGCGTGGACATAAGGTGGATGTGGAACGGTCGATTGGAGCATTAGCAGAAGCGCATATTGGGTTTGGTGTTATCACGGTAATTGGTGAGCATAATGTAAAGGATTTGTGCGGTTTATACGATGACATGAAGACTGCAGGTGTAAAGTATTGGCAATTTAATACCATTTTCCCATCGCCGAGAAGTAGTTTTATTCCCACAAACATGGCACGAGATTATCAGCATAGCGTGTTTGAGTTGTTCTGTAAATGGGCTGAAGACCCAGAGCCGATAAGTATAAGGAACTTTGAGGAGTTCATACCATACATGGTTGGTGCAGGCCATTACTTTTGCACGTTTTCAGGCAGTTGTCATGAAGAGTATATTTCAGTTACCACAGATGGCGATATTGCGGTGTGTGATAGGTGGTTCGACCATTATGCTGGGAACATTAACGATTTTAGTAGCATAGATGAAGTGTTCAGTAGCCCTTGGAGACTGCAAATGGCAGAAGCTAAAAGGCAAAGGATTGAGAGGTGCAAGCAGTTAGGATGTCCGTTTACAGATTTGTGTCAAGGCGGATGCCCACGGAATGCATTGGACAGTGGTGATATAAATATGCCGTCCAAAGAAGATTGTTACGAGCGGGCTTCATTTATCGCTGGAGTGGTTAAAGGCGTAGAGAGATACGAGCCAAGCAATATAAGTAATCCGATACTTGCTTCCATATATGCGAGGTATGGGATACGTAACACCAGAATGGTAGGGAGGATTGGCGTATGAGAGACATAACATTGATTGTAAAGCCAACCCACCGATGCAATTTGGCTTGTCCATATTGTTACGATAGGATAAACAGAGCAAATTGGTCAGATATGGATTTGTCCACAGTTGAGCACACAGCAAAGCTGTTTGCAGGTAGGATTGCAGAATGGATATGGCACGGTGGCGAGCCTTTACTGATGGGTGTTGATTGGTTGAAAGAAGCGTCAGGGATTGTGAGGAAGTATGATGCCGATGCGAGGATAGAGATACAAACAAATGGCACATTGATTGATGAGCAAGCAGTACAGTTCTTTAAGGAGTACAATATTCATCCGGGCTTGAGTTTCGATGGTATCTTAAATGAGTATACACGTAAAGATACAGGCAAGTTGTTATCCGTATTCCGTTTGTTGGAGCAAAACGATATCAATTTCGGTGTGATACAAGTTATAACGCCTGAGAGGGTCGACCATATCGTAGAAGAGTACGAGTACTTTAAGCGGTTACATGTGGCAGTGCAGATGAACTTTGAGTTTGGAGCACATGGCAATCCCAATTCGGCAAATGTTGAAGGTAAGAAGATGGCAGAAGGAGTGCTTAATTTCTTTGACTATTGGATTTATGATAAGGTGGAGCCGCAGCCGTCAGAGATGTTGCAAGATTGGTTAGGCCGTTTAATAGGGTATGGCAGGCGGTTCTGTGAAAATGTAGGATGTGCTGGAAGGTGGTTCGGTATCCATCCCGATGGTACTTTAATGCCGTGTGGTAGGGATTGGACACAAGAGGTGTTTTTCGGAAACGTAAATGAGTATGATAATATAGAAGATATCTATAAGCATGAAAACTTTGTGCGCTTTGTACAGGGACAAGCAGAGAAGTTTGAGCATTGCAAAGGATGTCCGTTTTTCGAGGAATGCATGGGAGGATGTCCGGGCAAGGCATGGAGTTACTGGGGGAAGTTCGATAAGCCAGCAGAGGATATTTGTATAGCTACAAAATTGATTTTTACAGGGATGTTCAACCGTTTGTCCGAATTGGATATTGAAGAGCATCCAGAGAAGTATAACCCGATTTTCTTGAGCTTCCTTGCAAAGGCTGGTTATCGCAGTATGAAAATGATACAGACAATAGGAGGTGCAGAATGCCTGAATTAACACCCAGATTAGGGTTGAAGAAGCCATTAGGGTCAGACCCTGTAAGTAGGGTTATGTTTAATGAGAATTACGACATTATCGATGAGAAGGTTGCTACAGTTGATGATTTAAGCATGCATGTAAATGACACTACTAACCCACATAATGTAACAGCAGAGCAAGTGTTTAGTGTTGGAGGTATCCCACATGGGGAAGAGTTACCAGAAAGTGCTGCTCCGTATTCACTGTTTTACAAAATTGATGTAAAGAAGTTGTTCATTTATGATGCTGAGTTGCAGGAATGGGTGGAATTGTAAAGGAGGTGTACAATGCCGGATGCAAGTATAGCCGAATATGGATTGGCAATTTTTGCTATAGCGATGCTTGGTTACGTGCTGGTAAAAGTGTTAGTGCAACCCAAGGGCGATAAGAATGTAGGAACATCACAAGAGTTGGTACAGGTAATTGAAAATAACACTGCTGTGATGCGTGAACTGATGGACGTGATACGTGAGCTACAGGTTGAGATGGCAAGGCAGCAAGTGAAGTTGGACGAAATATTAGATGCAGCAAGACACGTAAGGAGGCGTCCAGATGACAGAAAATAAATTTTCAAAGAAGGTCGTACGCTGGATTATTACACTTAATGCTTTGTTTGTAGTAGCGGTATTAGTTCTTTATTGGCATACAGGTTCAGAGCCAGCAACGTTAATCGCGAGTTGGTTTGCTTTTACCACAGGTGAGCTGTGGGCATTAGCAGGAATAAAGAGAGAAGAGACAAGGAAGGGAGGGAGCAACGATGAAGGTGTGCATTGATCCTGGCCATGGTGGAAGCCAGCCTGGGGCAGTAGGGTATTTCGGGACGAAAGAAAAGGATATTACGCTTCAGGTTGCTTTACAGCTCAGAGATGTACTTAAAAATGCGGGCGTGGAAGTGGTAATGACAAGGGAGATAGATAAGGATGTGAGAACAGCCAAGCAACCAAATGAGCTACAAGCAAGGTGTGATGTAGCGAATAACTCCAAGGCCGATGTATTTGTGTCGGTACATTGCAACGCGTCAGATGATAGAACAGCCCATGGAACAGAAACATGGTATTATCCGAAAGACGCTAAGAGCAAGACTTTAGCACAGTTCATTCAAACAGAGTTGGTGAAGCAAATCGGTCTAAGGGATAGAGGAGTGAAGCAGGGTAAGTATTACGTAACAAGGTATACAAAAATGCCAGCCGTGTTGGTGGAGTTGGCGTTTATCAGTAATCCCGAGGAGGAGGTATTATTAAGAAATAAGGCGTTCCAAAGGAAGTGTGCAGTAGGGATAGCTAACGGCATATTGCTTTTCTTTGGAATGCCTAAGGTGAAGGAGGAGTCGGCCATGAAAGATGTACCGCAGACACATTGGGCGTACAAGTACATAAAAGAGTTGTACGATTTGGGAATTGTGCAGGGCGATGAAAAAGGATATTTCTATCCAGACAAGCCAGCTACAAAGGGAGAAGTAGCAACGATGATAGCAAAGATGTATGAAAAAATAAAAGGGGGGAGATAAGATGCATGATGCGGTTCTAAGATTGTTGTATGACATTATTGCGGTGTTAGTGCCGATACTTGTGGCGTACCTGGTGGCATGGATACAGAAGAAGCTGGGCTCGGAGAAGGTGCAGAAGATAATATATGAACTGGAGACAAAGAAGGAATTGGCCCGAATTGCTGTAATGTTTGTTCAGCAGGCATATAAGGATTTAGGTGGCCCTGAGAAATACGAAAGAGCAGCAGAGTGGCTAAGTGACATGTCAGATTATATGGGCTTAGATTTAACGCCGGAAGAAATTAAGGCACTAATCGAAGCGGCACTGAAGGAACTCAAAGCTCAATTTGGCGAAGCATGGGACGAAATTAAAGGAGAATGATAGTTATGGCTGAAATCATGTTAACCACACTCGTTGGCTTTACCGTTGGTTTTATATTCGCTTTCTTACGGTTACCGATCCCTGCTCCAGCAACGTTTTCAGGTGTAATGGGTATCGTTGGCTTATTCATGGGGTTCATAGTCGCTAATTTCTTGTTCAAGCAATAACGCCGCCTATTCTTTAATATAGGCGTTGCCCTCCGAGGTGCTCCCTCCCTCCTACTCGGAGGGCATTTCATTTTACTATTGATTTTTCAAAAAAAATACTATATAATATGCTTATACCATCCAAAAGGAGGGATGAATACATGGTAAGAGTGAAGTTAGATTTACCGAAGTTAAGGGCGGCAAGAGCTTACAAGGGTTACACGAAGCGAGAGGTATCGGACATGCTCGGTTACGTAGGAGATGTTTACGGAGCTATCGAGAACGGAAAGTACCGCATGACACTTGACATGATCAACCGCATTTGCGCTGTGCTGGAAATCGATCCACGGGACATTTTGGTATTCGAAGAGGAGGGACAACAATGAAAACGTTAGCAGAGTTTGTGAATTTCATGAACGATGAAGAAACAACGACACTGACTGTTCACGTCATCAATTGCCCTGACATCGGAGCTTACGTAAAGATGTTAGATGAACTGGGATTTACCTTTACTTACATCGACGGAGACTCATGCGAGGCAGAGCTTGAAGGCGAGTATGCAAAAGTGTTTGAAGTAATGCGTATGCTTGAGCAGGAAGGGTTTGCGTGGTAGCCATGGCGTTACGTGTAAGCAGTGCAGGAGCATGTCCAAGAAGAATTGAGCTTGAGGCTTGGGGTGTAGAAGGGCTTCCATTGTGGGAAGGTTCAGAGCGAGCGTTTGCTGAAGGTAACATGCATGAGCAGTCCATATTGGAGTGGGCATGCGAGTACTTACCAAATGGGCCGTATGTGGTACATAGCCAGCAGAAGGAAGTTACTATTTTCTACCATGATAAGGAGTTACTGGTCGGACACATTGATGGATTAGCTACTAATAATGAAGGTGTAACAGTATTGCTTGAAGCAAAGGCTTTAGCAAAGAGGGCATTTACAGAGATACGAGAAAAAGGATTGAGAGAAGCGCATCCGCAGTATTTTACGCAAGTGCAGTTGTACTTGTATGCGTTGGGGCTGGAAAAAGGGTATTTGATAGCACGGAATAAGGATACTCCAAAGACGAGGTTCTGGGATCACCTTATTGAAGAAGTCGTTTACGATGCCGAGTTTGTAGAGGCCGAGCTAAAGCGGTTGGAGGAGTTGGCAATTAAGATTGAACAAGGCGTTGAGATTGAGCCACCGTATAATCCCGAGGATAATTGGCAGTGTAGACAGCCATGGTGTCCGTATACAGAAAAGTGCTTCCCAGAGTACTATAAAAACTCCAAACAGCCTAAAATAGCAAAAGTGGATATGGAATTATCAGCGTTGGTCGAACAGTACGTTGAGCTTGGCGAAGAGATATCCGAAATGCAAGAGATAAGAGAAGGGATAAAGGAGCAAATCATGGAGCGAGTAGGAAGCGAACCCGTAATAGCTGGCGAGTATGTGGTTTATACCAAGGAGCGCATTACCGAGACAATAGATACCAAGAAAGTGCGGGAGGTAGTCCCAGCTGAAGTGTTGCAAGGTTTAATGAAGGTTTCAAGGTCGCAGGTATTGTATGTCAAGCCTGCGGCTGAAGAATAAAGGAGGGATAACGATGGACAGTATCGTAAAGTACAAGTCTGAGAGTGGCGAGGAAGTTTCTTTAAGTGTAGACATTATCAAGCGTTATTTGGTGTCGGGGGACCCGAGCAAGGTTACCGACCAAGAGGTCATGATGTTTCTCAAGCTGTGTCAGTATCAGAAGCTCAATCCGTTCCTTAACGAGGCGTACCTTGTGAAGTTCGGTAATGAGCCAGCACAAATAATTGTAGGTAAAGACGTGTTTATGCGGCGGTTATCTAACAGTCCGTTAGTTGAAGGTTACCAAGCAGGTATCATTGTTCGTAAGAAAGGTTCGGACGAGGTTCAGTATAGGAATGGGACATTCTACGTACCGGGTGAGGAGCAGTTGCTTGGAGGCTGGAGCAAGATTTGGCGTAAAGGTTGGAAGGAGCCAGTAGAGCATTCTGTTAGCTTGCATGAGTATATCAAGTTTAATGCCAATAATCAGCCACAGGCTGGATGGAAGAAGGCGGCAACGCAAATCCGAAAAGTTGCACTTGTCCAGAATGCACGTGAAGTAGTCCCTGACTTGAGACAACTCTACGTTCCCGAAGAAATGCAGGTGGATGAAGAGCAACTACAACATATTGATGTAGAATATAGCATTTCAGAAGGGGCTGAAGAAATCGAAGGGCAAAGCATCGAAGGGCAAAGCATCGAAGGGCAAAACGTTGAAGAGCAAAGGAATGAAGAACACGCTACCGTGATAGAACAACCAACGGAAACATATGTAAATACACGCCGAACTATAACCGAGAAACAAGCAAAACGTTTATTTGCTATTGCAAGAGGACAAAGGCAGATAATTGACGAGGTGCTTCAGAAATACGGTTACGAACACACCTACGATATAAGCAGAGACGATTACGAAATTATATGCACCGAAGTTCAACAGCTGGTAAGCCAACTCGAAGAGCGAGCCGACGCACCGCAAAATAAGACCATTATAAAAGAAGTCCGAGAAATCGCACATACGCAAGGGTTAGAAGAAACCGAACCATTAGACGAACAAATACTCGAAGAATTGGAAGAAGAGCTACCCTTTTAACTAAGTCAACGAACACATAAAATGGGAGGAAGACAAGATTTTTCTATCTTCCTCCCATTTTTTTGTATCCATGAAAAATGCGTTTTTCTTAAAATTCATTTAATATTAAAAACAGCGAACTCATATATAATAAAACTAACACTCGAACAAGAGGAGGGATGAAAGATGAAGAAAGAAAGAAAGGAAGCAATTCAAACAGTAGCTCAGCACATACACGATGTGCTGAGCGAGATCGAGAGGGGAATTGTAGAAGAAGGTTTTAAGCCCGAGTACAGCGATGTATTCCTGAACATTCAAACATGCGCATATGACATCGTGAGCTTCATGTCCGAAAAAGCCTTCGCCAAGTTGCGTGAACAAGAGCAAGCGATCGAATACGCACTCGAAGATTTCGAAAATGGGATCAGCGACAACATTGCACAAACACTTGAACCGATCGTTAAAGGAATGGATCGTGCCGCCAAAAGGATGTTAGAGGCGAATTACAAAATACAAAACTACAACAAAAACAAAGATCAAGCAGACAAGTTAGTTCAGTTCTATATTGCCGTAGATAAGGAAGTTAGCAAAAATCTGGTCTCCTTCATTTCGGATTTAGAAAAGATATTGAAAAATGATCCGAAAATTTAATATTCATTTAATATCAAATGACGGCATACACGATATAATAGAATTAGAAGAAAAGAAAAAGGAGGGAGCAGAAATGAGGAAGGAAGAAAGAACACAAACAAGAACAGAAGGAGGAAGGGACATGAGGATCGAAAGGAAGGAAGCAGAGCAGTTGGTAAGCGAGAAGTTCAACACGAGTAGTGTAAGGCTGATTGGTAAGTTAGTAGCACGTTCGATTTCGAAGGCAGAGCTAAGGACAGCAAAAAGGTTCTTAGGCGATCAATACGAACAATTAGCACTGCAGATCATCGAGGACGTATTAGACGAAGTTAGCAATGCCGCATTTGAAGAACTCGGGAGATTGAGCAACCGTTATGACAGAACCATAAAGAACTTCCTAATTGAGAAATATCAACTCCGATTACACGTATCCAATCTTTTGGAGGAAGGAGACCCAAGCAAGTATTTAGTAGAAATGGCACAAATGGATTTCGCTATCGTTACAGCGATGACCGATACTTATACCAAAGTAGAAAAAGAATTTTGGACCAATGCGAACCTGAGCAGATTAGAGCGAATTTATAGCAAAAATGCGGAAGAAAGGATGAGACTTGAAGGGATGTTTTTAGCGGTGTTCGATACTCTACATAGCGAATTAGCAAAAGCGATCGGCGAATTGGAAGTAGCACTGAGCGAAGCACAGAGGGATATCGGATACTTTGTAAAGGAGGAGGGGCGTTAGCCCCTCCCTTAAAAAAAGGAGGGAGAAGAAATGAGAAGCGAAGACAAGATCCAAATAAAGAAAGGAATTGTAACAAGAAGATTAGGAGCAATAATGAGCAGAGGAATTATCAGAGCGACAAAACAAGTAACTATGAATTGTGAGCAGTATTGCTCTGAACCGTTATTAGCAGAGGCAATTATGTCCCACGTAATAGAAACATTGAGCTATGTAGCATTTTCGAAGCTGGGAGAAGTTCAGGACGGCATAGAAGAAGCTTTAAGGAGGTTCGCTGAAGAGGTTGACGAAGATGGGAGGCATAATTGGAAGTATCACGAAGAAGCAATTTTGCTTGGTAGGCAAATCGATGAAACGGTAAAAGAGGAACTCAAAAAGAAGCTGACGGAAATGTATACGACAGAAGATCTTCAGCAGTACATATGGTGGGACCCCGACGAAGAGGTTGACTTTAACGACAGAGCAGTACGGGCATTTGTGCTCGACGAAATCGAATGGGCTATTAAGCAACACTTCTTTAACTTCGTGGAGTACGCCATAGATAAGATGTTCAGGGAGGTAGGGTTAGTACCCTACCTCCCTGAAAGGAGGTAACGGACATGAAGGTAGTAAAGAAGACCGAGAGGGGAGTAATAATTCAGTTGGCTCATTACACATCTAACGGTAAGGATTGGGTAGCAGAGATCGAAGACACGGACTGGCAATACGGATTTAAGCGAACGTTCCTTAACCCCGAGAAGGATTGGAGCGCATCAGGAAAAACCGGTTGGAGCTATTATGAGTTGTGGAACGGAAGGGTTTATGAAGTCAACGAACCATATAAAGGGCGCTGGTTTTTTCAGGTCATTAACGGCGAATGCCTCGAGATTAGCAGGGAAGATGTTTTGGAATATATCGAGCAAAAGCACCTCGGACTGACCAAAGCCGACGCTACCGAAACAAAGCAACCAATACTCGTGAACGAAGATGACGAGGTGTACGAAGAAAATGACCAAGGCATATTGAACCGTGCTCAACCAACAAAAAAAGAAAATGGAAAAGCAGAGTACCTGATATCATCGAAGAGGACATATGCCGTCTTATCGCAGGGTGAAAAAGGCATATGGAAGCTTTGTCTTTACCTTGGAGGCGCCGCACGATTTGCCCCAAAATGCGTCAATGTAGAAACGAAGCCACAATTAGAGTTCCAACGTGTGAAAGACGTCGTAAACGTTTACGACGCCATAAGCAAATAAAGGAGGGAAACAAAATGCGAAAAGACACAAAAAGAATTGAATTTAACCACAAGGAAGCTTTAAACGGACAGCGAACAACAACACTGCCAGGCTGGGGTTTGTTTTATGGGGATTTTGTAAACGCTGAAGAGCGGACAATTTACGGCTGGCTTGTGCCTACAAAACAAAAGTTTGAAGAGTTAAACTTAAAGCCTGGTGAAGTGGCTTATCCGTGCGTAGCTCATTATGTGCCAGAAAATGAAAAAGAAGAAAAACATTTATTGCATTGCATCAGAACAGGCGAGGAGTGGATATGGGCGCATAGATTCCTGTTTATGTGGTGGAAAACATTTGATGTAGAGCTCAGAGACTGGACAAAAGAGGTTTACACTGTCAAAGTAACAGAAGAAGAGCAGTTAAAAGGGTGGAATCATGCGGATTTAGGCGAAGATGGGGACTTCTATGCTGAATTGGCAGAAATCGAAGTTACCGGAATGAGCGACGATGACGAAATAACTCGAGTTACACTACAAGGGATATTCGAAGATGTAGACGGAGAACGTGAAGAAACTACAATGAATGTGCTACTTAGCAACGGGCAATTTTACGTTAAGCAATTACGTGAAAAAGAATTAATGTTATCTGACATCGTGAATGCGGGATGGGATTTTTGGGACTTGCTATGATAAGGGAGGCGAGCACAATGAAGGGTTGGACAATCGAAGAAGTAGACAAGTACGTTGCGATGGTTAAAAACATGATGCTCATTTTAGGCGAGATACCAACCGGCATTGTAAAGCATTTTCGAGAAGCACTTAAGAATTCGCCGCATAACGTTAAGGTTACGTTCTATAAGCGCCTCAAAGCTGAATGCCCTGAAGCTTTACCTTACTTCTTTGTAATGGAGGTAAATCGATGAAGAAGAAGGGAGGGGACGGAGATCTCCTCCGTCCCCTTAAGGAGGTGACACATTATGAGGAAGGGAGCATCGGGCTTAAGGGAGGAAGGGGCTGTGAAAGGAAGGTGGTGTGCTCCCATAAATATATTATAGCATACCCATGCCTTATAATAGAAGAAAAGGGAGGGGATGAGTAATGGATTTTCAGCAAGCCGTTAAACAAGTACTTCAGATGTTCGCCGGACAGCAAAACATGTTAGTTGTTCCTCGTGAGCTTATCGATTTCGTCGGCTCGGTAGAAGGGGCAGTGCTACTCAACCAAATGCTTTATTGGAGTTCACGCACTGAAGATGGCGAATTTTGGAAGACATACGAGCAATGGACAGAAGAAACGTCCTTATCAGAATACCAAGTGCGCAAATACGCAAAGAAGTTTCAGGAGATGGGATTTTTAACGGTAACATTCAAAAAGGTAAACGGAACGCCGATGCTACACTATAAGGTTGATTTAGGAGCGCTGATCGATCAGCTTACTGAAGCGCTTAATTCGAAGAGTGGACCCTTAAAAAACTCAACGGTCGAGGGTGAAAAAATTAAAGGGTCGAACCTTAAAAAACTTCAGGGTCATATATATCATAGATTACAAACAAAGATTACTAATAAAGATATATATACGCAAAGTTCTCAAAGCGAAAATTCAAACGTTCAAGCAGAAGAACAGCCTATAATCGATTTGCTTACCTTAGTTCAGCCAACCAAATCGAGAGCCGACGTTGAGAAAGAGCAAGCTCCGAAACTTGACCCGGTGCAAAAGGATCGGTTCGAGGAATTTTGGAAGTTGTATCCCCGAAAGCGCAACAAATATGACGCTATGCGAGCATGGGAGGTGATAAAGCCTGACAGTGAGCTATTCGAGCAAATCATGTCAGGCTTGAGAAAAGCCGTGAATTCGAAAGAATGGAAGCAAGACGATGGGCGCTATATTCCTTATCCAGCCACATGGTTAAGAAAATGCCGCTGGCTGGATGAGTACGAAGAGGAAGAGGAGCAGTTTGACAGATGGAAAATCCTTTTAAGTCAACGAGAAAAGGAGGGGAGCAAAAATGACAAAGAGCGAGCAGGACGAATTGAAAGCGAGGCTTGAAGATATAGCGGGCGAACTTGGGAATATGGCAGATTACCCTGCAATAGGGGACTACCAAAAGATGGCACGGCGATTGATCGAAACGAGCATCAGTTCGACATTAGAGCGTTACGGCGACGATTTCGAGGTTTTAGAGGAAAATATCGAGGAAGCCATATCCATATTTACCGAAGACATTTTTAACGAGCTCAGGCATTTGGCGGAACAAATAGGATGCTTAAGCGAGAGCGAACTAACTTACAAAGAGGCGTCTGAAAAAGTTTTGGAGTTGTGCATGAAATTCGAAGACGAGATGAGACACGAAATAGCAAATAGGATTAAAAGCGTACCGGTATTAATGGGGTGCGCAGTTGCATTAAGGCACGTATCGGACTATATATATGATACAGTAAGGTTGTAATGTGCCGATGATCGAGAAGGGAGGGAGCACAATGAAGGTTTACGTGAATACCGAAGTGTACGGGAGAATAAATGGCATGGAGCATTTGATTTTGGCGGTAGATGATAAGAGCAAAAAGGAATTGGAAGGTAAATACATTTCGAAGCAAGGGTTTATAACCATGTTCCGGGATTTGGCAAAAATAAAGATCGATAGGTTAATTGTGCATACATGGGTTAAAGATGACGTACCAGATTGGCGCATTTTGATACATTGCTCATTCATAGACAAGGGCGATTTTACACGCTTATTACCACATAAGCCCACGCTCATTTTGAACTGCTATGACGATGTCCCCGAAGGTAAAGAAAGCGAATATATAGAGGTAAGACGGATAGCACAATAAGCGAAATGCCTGAAAAATTTAATATTCATTTAATATCATTTCGGAGGAACACATATATAATAAAACTATGAAGATGAAGAAGGAGGGAGCAAGAATGAGGAAGGGCAAAAGCAGATTTTTAGTGATCAGAGGGAACGTTGTAAAGGTAAGAGGAGACCTTCAGGAATTCGTTGTCAGGTTTGACGAAGTTCAGATGTTCAAAGGTGAGACGATCCAAGAGCGAGCATCGGTATTTCAGCGAAATGAATGGGTAGAGGGAGTAGTAAAAGTAAAAGACGTGGCGCTTATCGAAGATCATACTTACGGAGTACCAAGGACATATGTAGATGTTACCTTAACAAGCACACAACCATTTAACCTTGGGATCAATCCGGTAATGCTATTTTACTTAGGCGAAAGCGAAGACAACGGAGCTACCTTTGAGGTAGCTCTATAATTGAGAGGAGGGGAGTACAATGAAGGTATTAGAATTGGAAGGCAAGCTTGTTAGGGCGAAAGGGGATTTAAGCGAGTTTACGGTGAGGTTTGAAAAGAACGTGAAATACATGAGAAAAGAGCGGTTATACAGCGACGCATCCTTATTCCAAGACCGTGATTGGGTACGTGGCGTGATAAGGATAAAAGACATTGACATTGTAGTAGACTGGAGCGGTGAAGAACCAAAAGGTGTTTTAGAAGTAACGTTTACAGCAAATAGGCGTTTAGATTTGGATTTGAATCCAGTAGTTCTTTTCTACCTTGCCGAAGACGAAGAACCCAGTACGTTTGAGGTAGCTGTATGAACGAAGAAGATTTAGAACAAAAAATGGAGCTTAGCAAAAAACGTTTTGAACGCATGATGGAACTGCTACAAAACGCACCTGTGGTGGAATACAAAATACTTGACCCGTCTATGTGCATTTGGGAGTACCGTCAATGTGAAATATGTGGCAAGGAGGAGGTGATTGAAGAACCGGATTTTGGAGCACAAATAAAACGTATGCGGTACGATGTGCGTGAATGTTACAAGATCGTTCACGGTAGAAGATTATTACGGGAAAGCGGATTACAAGGAGAGGAGGTGAGGCATACATTCGAAGATGCTACCGTGGACGATTGGAACAGGGAGGTGATAACGAAGCTGAAAGAATGGACACCGATCGGGGGGAGAGGACTAATCCTCTCCTCCCATCGCACGAAATTAAACCCATTAGGCAATGGTACGGGTAAATCATACATGCTTCATGCTTTAACGCACAAATTATGTATGGAGGGTTATGCGTGTAAATACGGTAGAACCGTTGATTTTCTCGCTGAACTAAGAAAAGCATACGACAGCGATGACGGATCCGAATATGAAATCACGCAGAGGTATATTGATTGTGATGTGTTACTTTGGGATGACCTTGGCAAAGAAAACATACGTTCAGATTGGGCGCCAGAGCGATTTTACTATGTAATAGATAGACGAGTAACGCTTAAAAGACCTTTGGTTATTAGCACCAATTTAACCATTGCGGAGATCGAAGAGCACTTTGGCAAAGACAACTTCGGTCCTGCAATTACAAGCAGGCTTTTAGGGTCATGTGATATACTTTTTTTAGACGGACCAGACAGACGTTTAACGTTGTAGAAAGGAGAATGCGTATGTTTTTTTGACGCAGGTAACGGGGTGTTCTTAAACGTAGAGGCAATTAGCAGTTTCGTCGTCGTGAGTGATTTCGGGGAGACTGGAGAGGAGCAATGGTACGTTCGAGCTTACGGTTATTTTCAACTACCTGACAATTTCGTAGCACCTGACGGAGCCATAGTAATAGGACCATTCAACACAAAGCAAGAAGCCATTAAAGTTATTGTGGAAGCAGACGAAGAGATTGTATTTGAGGTTGAAAAAGATGGAGTACCACATTAAAGCGGAGCATAGCGTAATAACGGTAACGTTAGAAGACAACAAAGAAATCGAAAAGCCTATTTACCTCGTTTCAGATGTGCACTTCGATAGCGTGGCATGTGATCGAGACACTTTGAAAAGACACCTTGATAAAGCACTGAGCGAAGATGCTTTTATAGTACTTGGTGGTGATTGGTTTGACGCAATGCAGGGTAAGTTTGACCCGAGGCGTAATTTGGATGAGTTGCGTCCAGAGTATCGCTGTGAGAAGTATTTCGACGTGGTGGTGGAAGATAGCGCAGAGTTTCTAAAGCCATATGCGAAAAACATTATTGCTGTAACGCAAGGCAATCATGAGCTGGCTGTTAGAAAAAACTCCAATACCGATTTGTGCGATAGGTTGGTATTTCATTTACGTTTGGCTGGCAGCCGTGCGGTAACGGGTAAGTGGAAGGGCTGGTTCAGATTTCGCTTTTCCGTTAAAGGCCATTATTCATCGTTAAAGATGTATTATGCTCATTCAGCGGCAGGTGCAAATGCTCCAGTAACTCGAGGCGTGATAGCCACAAACAGGCAAGCGGTGTATGAACCCGATGCCGATATTGTGTGGAATGGCCATACCCACACAGCGTACCTTGTACCGATTGTCCGAGATAGGTTGAGCAATAAGGGGAGAGTTTACCAAGACATTGGCTGGTATGTGAGAACACCGGGATATAAACGTGATTGGCAAGAAGACGATTCGTTTATAGCGCAGAAAGGGTATGGGCCACAGCCAGTTGGATGTGCGAAGGTGGATATTTACGCTGGGTACAAGGGTTTTCCGAGGGTACATATGAACTTGGAGATAGAGGCATGAACAGCAAGCGCAAAGGCAAGCGAGGAGAACTTGAGCTTGCAAAGAAACTCCAAGAGTATGGCTTTAATACGAGAAGGGGACAGCAATATTCGGGTCTGGGAGGTGATGACGTAGTTGGGCTTGAGGGTATTCACATTGAGTGTAAGAGAGTGGAGCGATTAAATGTTTATGATGCTATGGAACAAGCTATAAAAGATGCCCAAGCAGATGAGCTACCAGCAGTATTTTGGCGTAAGAACAAGAAGGAGTGGCTTGTTACGATGACTTTGAGCGATTGGATTGAGCTTTATAAAGGCTGGTTGTGGAGCGATAAAAATGTTTAATGGGATCAATGGCATCATAAAGGCGTCGTAAAGGCGTCATATGCGCCACAAATGCGCCAAGTTCGAGAAGTTTTAGAGTCTGACACGCTATCTCATAGAAAGGGCGAGGTATATAGGATTATGAGTGATTACAAGTTTATATCAGCCGATAGTATGGAAATTGTGAACAGAGAAAGGAAACAAGAGATAATGAAGAGACAGAGTGCGCACGATTATGTTTTTTGCCCCGAATGCGGTGCGAGAGTGGTTCACGAAAGTGGCTGCGTTACTTGCCCAGTTTGTGGTTGGGCGTTGTGTAGTTAAACCTTCTAAAGGAGTGTTAAAATGTGTTAGTGGATAACAATTCTGACATCAAGGTAATTTGTGGAGATTGTCTTGATGTAATGGCTTTCATGGACGCAGAAAGCGTTGATAGCATTGTTACTGACCCACCTTATGGTTTGTCATTTATGGGCAAAGACTGGGATCACGGTGTTCCAGGCACGCATTTTTGGAAAGAAGCATTGCGTGTAGCAAAACCAGGAACACATTTATTAGCTTTCGGAGGCACAAGAACGTTTCACAGATTAGCAGTTGCTATTGAAGATGCTGGTTGGGAAATCAGAGATACAATAATGTGGGTTTATGGAGAAGGTTTTCCCAAATCGCACGATGTTAGCAAAGCGATTGACAAAATGGCTGGGACAAAGAGAGAGGTTATCGGTGTTGTTCATAAAAAATATAAAACCAAGAACGGAACCACATTTGGAGGACGCCCTATGGCTGAATACTGGAATCAAAAAACTGCTCCTGCAACTCCTGAGGCTAAACAATGGGAAGGCTGGGGTACAGCCCTCAAGCCTGCATGGGAACCTGTCATTGTCGCACGGAAGCCACTAGAGGGCACGGTTGCCAACAATGTGTTGAAGTGGGGTACAGGTGCGCTGAACATTGATGGGTGTAGGATTGGGGACGAAGAAATCAAAACAAACGGACGTGGTAATATGTCAGGCTCGACGCCTATCGTGCCTCAATCAATGTTATACGTTGGGGGTACGCATATTGGACGTTTCCCCGCCAACCTCATTCACGATGGCAGTGATGAAGTGCTGGAACTGTTCCCGTACACTAAATCAGGTTCGATAAATGGAACATATAATAATACAATTATGGCACAATCAAATGGAAATAGGAATGGTAAGCCAATACAT